TCTTTTGTTACAGTTTTTTTAATTTTTTGTGAAATTTTATCTTCGCTGTCATCTTTGATAGATTCAGCGTTTTCCTCTTGATCTTTATATATACCTTTTACATCAGCAGCTGGATTAGAGGTGAAACCAATACCTAAAGGATATATCTTACCAGTGATTAATCGGTATACAGGTTCGCCTTTTTCAGTTTTTCCAGACCCTCCATATGCTTTCAAGCATCCATTCAATTTTTTTATTTCTCTCGGATCTTCAACTATAGTAGCTTCACTCAGTTTATCGCTGCCGACAGCTAATACATAACTGGAGAATCCAACTTCCCAGCTCGCAGATATTTTTTTGTAGTATGATTCATCTTCAGGGTCAGTAGATTTTTCTATAAGCTCCGCAAAAGATTTATTAGCTGAACGATAAACAACAGCTCCTAAAGCTATATTAAAAGGATCTTTTTTATTTTCTATTTTATCATTAGATAATATTTTATTAGATCCATACTCACTAAACCCAGCAGTCACAATATGCCCGACAATCTTATCTTTGTTATGCTCTATGTTGGTGGGCTTATGGATAAATTGATCGTTATATTTTAAAGCTGTGCTAGAATCAATACCATCACCATTCCTATTAAAAACATTAACAACTGCAGCGTTAAAGGAAACACCTAGTAAATCAACGTTTTTTTCAAAGTCTATGTCTTTTGGGACAAGGGAAGAGAGTTCGCTTAGCGAAGCCTCAGAGATAAACTCATCATTAATTTGATGAGCGAAGATTTCAGATTCAAAAGAGGTTGTATACTTATAAGGCATTTTATCCTTCCTTGACATCAATTTTTTCACCCTTTGGATCAGACTCTTTTTCATCATCTTTTGATAAGAGCTTTTTAATAGCCGCTTCAGACTCTTCTTTGCTAAGTTTGCCATCTTTTTTCATTTTTTCTAAAATAGCTTTCTGGATAGCGGGTGGAAGTTTTTTCTGTTTATCAGTTAATTCTCCTTTGCCTTCTTCCGTCATCATAGCTCGCATTTTGTCGTATTTTACAGCACAAGCGGCGTAGGTGGAGTTTTTATCCATACCTTCGGTATCGGTAAGGGCTTTGTCGTCTGATGCACACATGCTCATATAAGATTTATATAAACCCGCTTCTGAGCCTTTATACTTACTAGCGATTGAGACTTCAGCTTCCCCATTTTTAAAACTAACAGTTTTCTCAAGGGGTACTTCAATTTGTTCTGGATCAATTTTCATGACTGTGATATAATATTGCTGATGGATAAACTTCTAGGTTATGCTTATTAGCTACACTTAAAACTTCATTCATTACATTTAATTCTTCGATAAGTTCGAAATTTTCTATACAAGCTTCTAAGGTTTGGTTCCAATTTTGCTTGTCTGTGGAGCATATAATCGACTCGCAAAGTTTCGCGACCATCTCCTCTTGTTGCTCATTTAAAGTTTCTCCAAATTTTTCTTTAGCACTGTCTGTAGCCAAAGAATTAAAAGCTTCTATAGAGTAAATAGTATTTTGGATATCGCTTCTGGAATATTCAGCATTAGACACTTTATCTTTCTCTACTGTTGTAGTACCATGAGGTCTACCCGCAGCTTCAGGAGTTTGAGACTTTTCAGAGACTTCGTCTTCTATCATTGGAACACCTCCAACGATAGGGTTATAGAAGCCTTCTTTACGCTGTTCGATAAACTTGCTTTGTGCAGGAGCTATATCTTCGGCATTTGGGAACCGACCATTGTGGAACATCTGCATACCCTGTTGAGGTGTAAGAATTCCAAGCTCCATAAGGCGAGTAGATACACGCATAAGCTGCGTCTCATCTCTCATATCAATATCCTTCATGGTTGCGGTCGGATATGATTTAAAACCTAAACTATTAGCAATTCTTTTTATTTCTCTCTGTAGGAAATCATTCAAGAAGCAGCTCCTAGCCTCTTTGAGGCGGTCAATGAATATTTGAGCTTTAACTTGAGTAGAATTATATTTTTCATCCCCGACAACAATATTCTGAAGACCTTGCTTGATGTCCTCATTGAGTATTTGATATTTAGCTGGCCCTAGAACTTTATTAAGATCAGGGATAACAAAATCAGCTTTTGTCGTGTAGTCAGAAACTAAGACCCGGCCAACACTCTCATTTTTAAATAAATGTTGCATAGCGTTGATGTTATTAGCATTAACGCCTCCTTTATCAGGTTCAGCACCCATAGTGATAAGAAGTATAACATTCTCCACGGTGCGAGTAATTGCTTGGTCCATCTTCTTAAGCTCAAGCTTAGCGTTGATGTCTTCTAAGACCGGATAACCAAATGGTATAGCAAACGGCTCATAATCTTGTTTCTTGTAGAATGAAAAGCTCAGACGCTTAGGATCTAACTCGACTTTAATACCATCCGTATAATAAGAACCATCTTTCACAAGCTTCTTCATTTCAGGATCTAAAGCATCATAAACTAATTGATCTTCTTCTGTAGAGGGGTTTTGCAATCTAGAAAGCTCATACTCAGAAAGAACTTTCTCATATGCTCCGACATTGAATGTCGTAGCCCTTTTAGATACGATATCGAAAGGGTTAAGGACAACATACTTTACTGGTATTTTGTTTGCTGTTGGGTTGATAGCTCCAACCTGATTCATTAACCGGGCATAATCTTCAGCTTCAAACTCTCCGTCAAACCTATAAAGAAAGATGTTACCACTGCGGTAGTATTCACGAAAATACTGATCTTTTAAATTTTGTAAGTTAATGCGCTTGAAAAACTGCTGGAAGAACTCCCTGCTTTTTTTAGAGCCGCCCTCTAGGTAAATCTCTGTGTTTGCGAACTCAGACATGACATCTATCGCATTTCTAAACACGGCGACATTAGCATAAGCTTTTTGACAAAGCTCAATACCTTCCCGGACGTTTACTCCATCTCCGGCGTATTCATAAGGTAGTAACCCTTTACGTATACTAGAAAACCTATCTATAGTTGTCCTAAGAGCTGAAGAGTTAACTCTAGCGGAATTAGTAGTCCCCGCCCTGTTAGTCCTAGCTTTAGACACTTTTTTATAGGAAGCGTCAGAGGTGTAAAAAGATTCACCTAATAGCTCTGGAGTGTAAGACTCTTCAGTGTTTCGGGCTTGAGATAATTGCTGCAAACTATCGTTGCTTTGGAATTTTTTCCAGTAATCAGATTTTTTTGTATACTTCCTAGCCATTGTATAATTATATTACACCAAAAGTAACTTTCTAACTTTTAAAAGTTAAGAAATAAACATTGGGGTGAAAGTTTCTGTAACAGAAGACCCATTATCCTCTAACATATCGAAGTAAACGTTCATAGCCCAGTTACCTAGAATCAAGGCAGAATATGAATCTTTCCGGGCTTTATCGGCTCCCCGCTGCTTCCTTAAGTTGGGTGGGAGATCAAAACTTTGTGTACCTTGTGGAGATGTGGTAACCTGCACTAAAGCACATTGGACTTTCATAAGGTCCATCATATCTCTCTGATGCTCTACAAAATCGATCATCTTAGCTCCTTTATTTTTTTCTTCCGCATCTTGATTTCTCAAGAACTTTAAATTCTCGATGGGTATATTAGCTTTTCTCTGTAAGTTGTAGTTCTCATCCATAGCTGAACCAGCGAAGAATATCCGTTTATGATCGAATGCAGATTGCAAGCTCTCATTAGCGAAACGAATCCATGTAGAACTAGGCTTCCTTAAAAACACATATTTTCTAGAAGATTTATCTATTGAGTTCTTTAGCTGTCTAATCCCTTTCTGATAATCTTTAGGGTTATCTAATTCTGCTTCTACAGTATCTATTTTTAATTTTTCTTTTTTAAATATTCCGCTTTCCTTACACGCACTCAAAAACTGGACACCTCCATTGTAGTCACCTACGACCATCTCAATATTGAAGTTAGTTAACAGATATGCCATATATCTTATGTGTGTTTGTAAGCTAGAGCCAGAAACAGCATAGCTATGCACTACAGTGCCTTTTCTAGTGTCTGGGTGGACTTTTATCACGAGTATAGCAAAATCGTCTGAGCTTTCGCTCTCAGACCAAGAGGGGTCAAACGCTAGTATGTATTTTGAGGAGGAGTCCCCAATAACCTCAACACATTGACCTTCTCCATCTGGGATAGTG